ATCGCGGACCATTTTCACGGCCGCCATGTAAGCGGCCTTGACCTGGCAGCGAGCCAGCTTCCATGCCTCCCTCCGAATCTGATCCTGTAGCGGAGTGAGTTCGCCGAACGGCGTGTAGACGTGCTTCGTCTTCTTGACGCACTCGCCCCGAGCCTGGGCGTACTCGGCAAAGAAAGGCCGAAACCTGTCGCGCGCCATGTTTGCCCTTGCGACGCCGCCCTTGTGGTGCCGTGAGCTGAACATCAAGACTCGCTTCATCCAACTGTCAGCGCCAGGGACATTCATCTTGTATGTGAACCTGACGAGCTCATCTCCGAGTTCGCCAACAACAAGCGACGCAATCGAAAACGCAACCTTGTGCGTCACGAAGGCGTGATTTGCCGGCGAAAGCTCTAGCAATCGGAAGGCGAGTCGCGCGATATAGGGAGCGACTTCGCCTTGGTAACCGTAGGTTTTCGCAGCCCTGAGGACGCGGTTCGAACGCTCACGGACCATCTGCCCGTAAATGTTGTAGGCGTGAATATCGAAAGACCGCGGCGGCTTAGACAGCGCTACTCCGTTGTTGTGGGCAACGAAATATGCCAGCGCCCTGGCGTCGTTGATGTCGGATGTCTTCTCCTGCTCAACAAACCCAGGCGCGTTAATCGCTACCCAGGTGCGGGCCTTCCGGCCGTGGGCTTGCGGGAACAGGCGGAGCGTGACGCCGGCAGACTTGAGCTCGTCGTAGGTCCGCAGCAGCTCGTCGGCCGTGAACGGCTGGGCGAGAGATTTTTCCGTCTGCGGGACAGCGAGGTGAGCCGCTTCGGCGATCAACAGGGCCCCGCTCCCAAAAGAAGCAAGCGTCTCGGCTGCCTTCGCGATCGGCACGTTCTCGATGTCGCGGCCGGCCTTCAGCGAGTGGCAGTGCATCTTCCCGCAGCCAAAATCGACTCCGACGATCTCCGCGTGGGCTGTCGGGTCACACCAACAGCGGCGAGTGTCGCTCGCTGCGGCGATTGCCGCCGCGCGTTCGAGCTGGCTGGACTTCAACTCATCTTCGGCAAATCCCAGACGCAGGTTCATCGGGCTGTCGGCTCCTGTTACTGCCAGTTGTTAGGCGCGACGGTCCAAAAATGGCAGACCTGCCAACGGACTCAAAACGGGCCACAAACTTAAAAATGTCGTGTCGATGCGGTAAAAACGCCGCGTGGCGACGAAGCGCGAAAAACGACAAGACCGACGGTCGCGACGCGGCGAAAACGCCGCAAGCGACGAAGCGGATAAAACGCGACCATCAAAAAGCGCTCCTGTGTTTATTCCGCCCTCCTGTAGACCGTCTCCCTATTCCCCGTCGGCGAGACAGCCTCGCCGACCTCGAGCACCAGGCCACGAGCCACCAGCTCGTGCATTCGCCGTGCGACCTGTTGCTGATCGAGCCCACAAATCCGCGCGGCGATCTCGTCCTTCGTTGCCGGCCCAAAGGCCAGGGCCTCGAGGATCCGCCGTCCGTGGCCGAGAGCGAACCGTCGCCTGGCGTTCAGGCCCGCGGCCTTGCTCGTCGGCTTGTCGGTGGCCCTGGCCGCCGCCCACAGCGGCAGATCGACCTGGGTGTCGATGAACGTCCCCATCACGAGCCCCTCCGCTGCGGCTGGCAGCACCGCGCGAGCCACGCCTTCAGATGCCGCTTCAGTTGGTCCATCGCTCACCTCCGTGTATGTGCCGCGTGTCGTGCGGCTGACGGCCCAGGCCTCAGTGATGGAGGCCCTGATCCTGGGCTGCCGGTGTTTCGTCGCGACCGCCGGCGGCGCTCTCCCCGGGGCCGGTGAATGCAGCCCCTTCGGCCGGGAGCGGCCGTGTCTCGTTCCTCGCCGTGGCGGCCTCGTGCCGCAGCTCGGCCGCCTTGTCCGTGATCCGCTCGGCTGCCTCGTCGAGCTGCTCCGCGGCGCGTAGCAGGGCCTCCCAGCGGTGCAGCCGCCACTCCCCGGTGAGCTTGTAGAGCCACTGGCCACCGATGCGGACGAAGTAGTCGTATCCGCTCTGGTGGTTGCGGTCGCGGACCTCGACGACCTCGCCCTCCAGGTGGTGGAGCTCGACGTGTCCGTCCGGACGGATCGAAACGGTGCTCTTGAACATGGCAGCCTCCTAGAACGGGATGTCGTCGCCGCTGGTCGCCGAGGCCTTGAACGCGGCCGCGGCCTTCGCCGGCTTGGATCGCGGCTGCGCTGCCGCCGGCGGCTCCGGCCGCTCGACCGCCACGAACTTCCTGACGTTGACCCAGGTCGGCCCGCTCTTGCCGACCTTGTGGTAGATCTCCGCCGCCACCCGCCGGCCCGCCAGGTCGCCGGCCTGCATGTTCGCCCAGTCGTCGGCCGTGATCCCGAGAGACTTCCGCAGGCCCGACGCGATCCGCTTGGCCCAGTCCGCATCCTTCGGCAGCTTGCAGAAGACCCAGCCGAACCGCTTGTCGTCGTGGACGAGCCGCAGTTCGACGCGGGCGTCGTCCTCCAGGACCTCGCGGATCCGGAAGTCGTGCAGGCCCTCGGGCACCAGCTCGCGCTCGGTGGCCGGTTTCGCCGCCTGCGGTTCATCGGCGATGTCGTCTCGTCCCCAGTCCATGCGTCAGACCCTTTCCTTGGTGGTGGCCGTCTCCGGCCGGTTGTGTTTCCCGGTCTCGTAGGCCGCGCGGATCGCGTCCCCGATGCTGATGTCGCCGTAACGGCAGAGCCGCTCGATGTCGGCCAGCCGCTGCTCCGGCGTCTGCGCCGGCTTGCGGCGCTTGGCCCGCCACGGGGCCTCGTCATGCCACGGCATCGGCGGCCTCCTGGGGCTCGATGGCGTCGTGCCGGGCCGCCAGCCGCTCGCGGAGCGCCGTCCGCTGGTCGTCGGTGATCTCGCCCGTCGACACGAGCTGGTCGATTCGGTCGCCGATCTTGCCCAGCGTCCGGACGCTGGCCGCCTCGGCGATGTACGCCAGGATCCGGTCCTCAAGCGAAGCGTCGGGAATGGCGATCGGCTTGGCCGAGGCTGCCGGTGCCGGCACCCCGTCAGCCAGCCACGCGGCGAGCTCGCGGCCGAACTTCTCGTCCGGCTTGTCGATCAACTTGTCCTGGAACTTGCCGGTCCGGTCCTTGATGACGTTCGCGATGTGCTCGGTCGAGATCTCCACCAGGAGGTCGAACTCGTACTCGACGCCTTTTCCTTGCTCCGGTGCCAGGCCGACCCGCTGCGGCGACTTCTTGCCGTTGTTGTCGACGGTCGTCCACTCGGTCTTCGACCGCATCGTCGCGAGGACGTGGCCCGGGAAGTCGAGGATCGCCTTGACGAGCTTCCGCTGGAGCGGCGTGCCCTCGCTCCAGGCCGACCAGGTGTTCCCGCGGTACTTGGCTTTGGCGAGCTTCTCGACCTCCTCGAGCAGCGTTTGCCACCCGTGCGACAGGCTGTCGATCACGAGCACCCCGTAGCCGCTCTCGCCGGCCAGCCGGATCGCGGCGATGTAGCCGTCGATCGACTGGTCCTCGAGTTCCAGGACGTCGAAGTCGAAACGGTCCGAGTACTTGCTCGCGGAGCCGCGCTCGGTGTCGATCACCGCGATCCGGCCGCCGAGGCCCGTGGCCACCCGTAGGCTCGTGAACGTCTTCCCGGCTCCGCTCGGCCCGAAGATCGCGGCCCGGAGTTTCGCCTGGGCCTTCGTCGCTTTATGGAATCCTGCCATCATTCGCTCTCCTTCGTGGTGAAAACCCGCAGCCCCACTCCATCGAGGCCGCGGACGTGTTTGCTTCCCTGCTTGACCGGCCTCCGCCGGCATCCTCCGCCGCAGCCTCCGCCGCGGCGGCCTTCCTGAATCAGCGCGATCCCGTACACGAACACCGTCCCGGTGAAGATCAGCAGCACAAGCGCCGCCACGATCAGCGAAGAGCCCAGGACGAAGTCGCTCATTCCCACACCTTCCCTTCGGTGTCGCGGGCGTACGGCATGGCCTCCTCGACGGCCCGCCGCCAGTCAGCTACGAGCACCGGGTCCATCGCGTAGATCCCGGCCGCGACCGGCCGCATCGACACGAGGATCCGATGGCTGGCGTTGAGCGGCCGAAAAACTTTCACGAGGTGGTACGCCTTCCTGCGTAGCCAGGTGTGATGCGGGCCGACGCGGTTGTCGGCTCGGTGATGTGCCATCCGTGGCATGTGGAATCCTCAGAAGGGCATCAGCTCCTCGGTCGTCACCTCGACGATGTCCGTAGCCGTCTCGAGCAGGATCAGGCCGCGGTGAAACCCGACGACCTTCCCGGTCTCAGTGACGCCGGGCGTCCAGTGGTCCCGGCGGTAGATCACCGTCTTCCCGGGCTCGATCCGGTTGCCGTACAGATCCGTCATGCCCTGGATGGCCGCGGCGGCCTCGGCGTCCCCGGGCATCCGTGCGTTGTTGGCGTCCATGCGTTGTTCTCCGTTAGGCTATTCGCAGCAGCCCGCAGCGACGATCCGCATCACAATCACGAGCAGCTCGATCCAGAACTCGACATTCATCTCGTCCTCCGTGACGATGGGTGGGGAGCGTATAGCGTCGATAGGCTATACGTCAACAGCACATTTCTCGGCTTTCTGACGGGCAGAATTCAGCCGGTCTTTCGGTAGCCGCGGGGGCGGCCGCAGAGCTTGCCTGCCTTGCGCTGGCTGGCCTTCTCGCCGGCCAGTCGCTCGAGCTCGTCCAGATCGACAAGCAGGGCTCTGGTAGAAATTTTTTCCGACCAGATCTCGCCGCGGTTGGCCATCGTGACGATGTGCCGCTGGCTATACCCTGTGACCTCCGACGCCTCGGCCGTGCCGCAGACGCGGCGCTTCGGTGGGAGTCGAACTGCCATCCTCATGGCCTCCGAACCTACGGGCATCCGTTCCCGAATCAACCGACTGTCCGGCGGCCGACTCCTCGGCGTTTTCCGGACAGGATTGCAACTATTGACAGTGGCGGGGGCAGGAGCGAACCGTTCACCGACCAGACGTGCGGCGGCCAATCGGAAAAGGCCGCACGACCGGAACACCCCACGGAAGAAGCCCCCCAAGCACGGAAGCGTGACCTATCCCTTCGTCGGAGGTACACGCGATGACACTCGACGCCTTTCTCGAAACCGTTTACGTCCCCCTTCGTCTCCGCGGCCGATCACCAGAAAGCGTGCGGCTCCTGCGGCACGCGATCACGCAGTTCTCCAAGTGGCTCGGGCGGCCGGCCCTGCTCGACGACCTAGACGACCTGGTCGTCTCGCAGTGGCTCACGAAGATGGCCGAGAAGAAGTCGCCGAACTCCGTCGCCCGCGAGCGGTCGGGCATCCTGGCTCTCTGGAACCTTGCCCAGGGCCGCGGGCTGGTGAAACTGCGGCCGACCGTCGCGCCTGAGCTCGTGCCGCACCATGTCCCGCGGGCCTTCACCGCCGACGAGCTCGGCCGGCTGGCGGCAGCCGCGAGGCACGCCGGCGGCTGGGTGGGGCCGGTCCCCGCGCGGGTGTTCTTCCCGGCGCTGATTGCCGTCGGCCTAGAGTCTGGCGAGCGGATCAACGCGATCCTCTCGACGCCGCGGCACTGCTGGCAGCGGCCGACGCTCACGGTCCCCGCGCGAGTCCGGAAGGGCCGGGCCCAGGAGCGGGTCTACGAGCTGTCGCCCGAGGCCTGCGACCTGGTCGACGCCGTCAGCCGGCACGATGGGCCGACGGTTTTCTGGTGGCTCGCGTCCGGGACGGCCCTCCGGAAACGCTGGAAGACGATCACCCGCTGGGCTGGGCTTGGCGACGGCCGCGACGTGCAGTTCCACGCGCTGCGCCGGTCCACGGCCTCGCACCTGGCGGCGGCCGGGCTCGACGCGACCGCGTTCCTCGGGCACTCGTCCGACCGGATCACGCGGCGGTCGTACCTCGACCCGCGCGTGGTCGACTCAAAGCGCCCGAAGGCCTGGCAGAGCATGCCCCGGGTGTTCCAGCCGGATCCGGAGCCACCGGCACGATCGGCGTAGCCGGCCGTTCGTCGCCTTCCTGCCCCCGGCTTGCAACTATCGGCGAATCCTGCGACGCACGACCCGCCCAGTCGTCGCAGGCCGATCGTGATGGTGGACCTGGTGCTGGGCGAGGAGCTCCCGGGACACAGCCGCCTCGACCGCCCGCGCCGCCTCCGCGACCTCATCGGTCCTGACGGCCGCCGGGGGCTGGCAGCAGCTCGCCACCCCGAGCAGCGAGGCCGTCCGGTGCGCGGCCACGAGCTCGAGGTCGTACTCGACCGTCGCGCGCACCGGCTCGCCGTCGACCACGTCCAGCACCCGCCCGCCGGCGTCGTAGTTCATCACCTCGACCGCCGTCCCCGTGCCGATGTGGGGCAGATCGACCAGCCGGTGACACCTGGCCGGCAGCCGCCGCTGGCCGCAGACGAAGACGTAGGCCAGTTCGACGCCGGCTGCCGCCTCGAAGGCTCGGACGCTGCGGCCCGTGCCGTGCAGATCCACGAACAGGGCCCCGGAAGCGATCGACTTGACGTATGTCAGGTAGTCGCGGCTCGGTTGCGTCAGGGCCTGCCGGCTCGACCAGAACGTCCCGACCTCGATGTCCTGCCAGAAGCGCCGGTAGGCCTCCTGGAGGAGCAGGGTGTCCCTGGAGACAAACAACACCCGTTTGGGTCTGGCCGCCTCGACGTACTGCCGCACCAGGGCGGCGGCCAGGATCAGGAACCGGACGTTCGCCTGGGCGGCCGAGGCCCATGCGCGAAACGCCGGGCCGTCCTCGGCGTAGATGTTCTGGAGCCGGGCCGCACGCATGGCCGCGGCGACCTCCCACCGGCCAGAGTCCGCCAGTGCCTGCTCTTCGCGCGCCTGGCGTCCGTTCGTGTAGGCCTCGGCCTTGTGGCCCGCCCGGCGCGGCTCAAGGTAGTCGCTGCGGTGGTTGTCGCCGACATGCACTTCCGCCGCGGCGGCCGCCGGCGTATTCCACCAGGCCCCGGAATGCTTGCCGTCCCAGCTCGTCACGATCTCGACCGACCGCGGGATCCCGATCCGGCCGGCGAGCTCGCGGACTTGGGACGCGGAGAAGTAGGTGTCCGAGACGATCCGGTCGCCGGGCCGGACGCGGCGGACGTTCTCCAGGATCGGGAACGCCGCGGCCAGTTCGGCCTGCCACTCGCGCTCCCGCAGTTCGGCGACCCGCGCGGCCGGCCAGCCGGTCAGGGCCTCGAGTGACCGGAAGATCCCGGGCCAGGTCTTGTCGCTCTGGATCTCGGCGAGCTGCCGGACCCGCCGATACTCCTCGCCGCCGACGTGGTCGAACAACCGCCAGGGCTCGTGGCCCGTGGCGCGGCCCGACAACGTGTCGAAGAAGTCCCAGCTCGTCACGGCAGGCCCTCCACCTCGGCCAGGCACGCCGCGTAGCCGGCGAGATCCACGGGCGTATCCGAGGACTTGCTGGCCCCCTGATGCCGGGCGAGCTTGTCGAGGATCATGATCTGCGCCCAGTCGGCGACGGTCAGCGGCTCGCGGAGCTTGTGCCCAAAGATCGCGTTCACGGCGGCGACGGTCTTCGCGAAGTGTTCCGCCGGAGGGCCGTAGGTGCTGCGGCGCTGGCGGACGGTTCGGCTCGCGAGCTCGAGCAGCTCCTCGGCCTTCGAGTACATGTTCCCGGCTGTTGGGCTGCCTTCAATTACGCTCACGGTCTCTCCTCGTTGTTCGCGGATCAGGGCCAGAACGAACGAGGCTAGAGTCCCGCTGTCCCCAGTCCAGCAGTTCCGCGACCCGAACCGGCGGGCGAGCTGCTCCGCGGCCTCGAGGTCCGCGGCCGTCATGACGTGCGGACGCTCCCGTCGAGCATCACGCGGAAGTTCTGGACGTCGAACGCCCCGCCCTTGTGGACGGTGGCGATCGCGAATCCCCAGTTCCAGCGGTTGATCCGCGCGTACTCGGGCGTCAGGTCGCACAGGCAGCCGGTCGACCAGCAGGCCGTCTCCTTGTGCCACATGTCGCTCTCGGCGTGGTTCGAGCTGCGGTGCGAATGGCCCACCAGGCCGGTGGACAGCGTTCGCAGGAACACGCCCCGGGCCGGATTGACCGGCGCGGCCATGCCCTTCGGCAGCTCGTGCCCATGCAGGACCGGCAGCTTCCCCAGCATCACCGGCCGCTGGTCCTCGACGAGCGTAATGCCGACCTGGTCCAGTTCGAGCCAAGCGCCCAGGCTCATCCGCGGATCGTCCGAGATCTCGGCGGCGTGCTGCCAAAGCCAATGGTTCCAGCGCTCTTCGTGATTGCCGGACTTGAACACGATCGGGATCTCGGGGAACTCCTGGCGGATCCACGCCAGGAACCCGCGGACAGCGTCGAGCTCGCCCTTGAAGTCCCGCTGGCTCGGGTCCTTCATGTAGCGGCTGATCGCGTAGAAGTCCGCTATGTCGCCGTTCAGTAGCAGCCCGGCCAGGCCGTGGGCCTTCAGGTGCTCGACCGCCGCCCGGACCGCGATCTCGGAGTGATACGGGACGTGGACGTCCGAAAGGATCCCGACCGCCCCGATCACGTTCATTCGGTGCGGCGTCCAGGGCTCCGCGATCGAACTCGGCATGGCACGCGCCTGGCCTGGCACGCGGGGCTCCCGGGCGTTCGCTGTTTTCTTGCGGTGCGGTTTTCCGGTCTGCCCAAACTGGAACCGGATCCGCGACCGGGCCTGCTCGAGCGTGATCGCGTCGTTCGACTCCGCGACCAGCCGCCGGGCCAGGCTCTTCGCTGGGGCGTCTGGGTGAGCCTTGACCAGCCGGGCGGCCATCGCCGTGATAGGGTCTGCCATGCGTCCTCCGTGACGGGGCCCCCTGGGTGTAACTCAGGAGCCCGCTGATTCCACCGGCTGCCGCACCCGGACCCGTCTCGCGCCCGACGACCCAGGCTGCCACCAGCGGGCCGGAACGGGTTTCCCGGACACGTCGCTCGCCTGGTCCTCGGCCTGCCCGCAGAGCCACTCCGCGGGCGCGTACGCGGCCAGCCGGCCGTCTCGCTGGATGCGGCCGAACTGGTGGTCGACGTGGTGCCTGTCCCGCCAGCGGTCGCTCGAGCAGAGCCAGCGGTAGGCCGCCTGGAGGCCGTCGGGGCCGCGGATCGCGTAGGCGTGGGTCCGGTTGATGTTGCAGCCCAG